GAAGGCTGAATTACTACACGCTGATCCGCCTTATGGCATGGGCAAAGAAAAAGACGGAGTTATCAATGACAATCTTTATCGTGAAAAACTGGATGCTTTTCAAATGGAATGGATAAAATCATTTAGACCGTTTTTAAAAGATAATGCAAGCGTTTATATTTGGGGCAATGCTGAAGACTTGTGGCGTTTGTGGTATGTGGGAGGTTTGAAAGATAGCGAACGGTTGACATTTAGGAATGAGATTGTTTGGGTAAAGGGTTCTGCGGGTGCGGGTGGAATTAGCCATATCGGATATGCGGGGTTGAGGTTGTATCCACAAGAAACAGAACGATGTTTGTTTTTTATGCTGGGTGAGCAAGGGTTTAATGATAATGCAGATAATTATTGGGATGGATGGGAATCAATACGCCACTATTTAGATGAAGAGAGAAAAAAGACTGGATGGAAAGTAAGCGATGTGATAGAAATAACAGGAAAGACATCAGCATCACATTATTTCACGACTTCTCAATGGATGTTTCCAACTGAAGAACATTACAAAGCAATACAAGAAGCCTCAAACAAAAATACTTTTAAAAAAGAATATGACGAACTAAAACAAGAATTTTACGCAACAAGGGCATATTTCAACAACACACACGACAACATGACGGATGTGTGGCGGTTTGACCGAGTAAAAGGAGATGAACGGCACGGACACGCAACACCTAAACCAGTTGAGATGATTGAAAGAATTATTAAATCAAGCAGTCAGGAAAAAGTTATCGAGCCATTTCTCGGCTCTGGCTCAACACTCATCGCCTGTGAAAAGACCAATCGTAAATGTTATGGCATGGAAATAGACCCGCATTACTGCGATGTCATTGTAAAACGCTGGGAAGAGTTTACCGGGAACAAGGCGGAAAGGGTAGAACGTGCCGAAATCTAACGGCTCGAATCGGAATAATCTCGGGCAATTTGTAAAGGGAAACACCGCTTCGGTCGGCAAGGGAAGACCGAAGGGCTCGACATCAATCGCTGATATACTACGAAGAATCGGAGACGAGGCAGGAACGCCCGACGGGACGATGACTAAAAATGAAGTCGTCTGGCGAAAAGTTTATCAGTACGCCGTCGAGGGGAAAGCATGGGCTGTTCAATTCATAGCAGACAGGACCGAGGGAAAAGCACTCGAGCGAATATCGGTTGAGGATTGTAAAACACCGTGGGAAATAATGAATGAAGTAATCGAACAAGGCGAACGAAAGGATGACGATGAAGAGCTTGTTGATAGTGACATGGACTCTGATGGTAGTCGGGATACTGGCGGCGCTGATACTACCAGTGCAAGCGGAGACGATTAACGCGGGGCAGATATTTCCCGAGTTTTCAGTTATAAATGTTGACAGTATCTGTGTATGGGATAGAATCGACTTCAACACGGACGGCCGCCTTATGCTTCCAATGGCGAATGACGATAATATGGACGCCACTGCTGGTCTGAAAGGCGAACTCATTTACAACCGCAACGACGACGCGCTCTACTTTTGCGCCACATCGGGTGACCCCGGAGCATGGGTTAAGATTAAGGATTTTAACTAATGGATTTCATCTTACAATACTGGCCGCTAATAACATTCGTTCTCGCAGCCGCCGTCGGCTGGGGAACTCACGCAGCGATCATCAGGCAGCACACGCGGGAGATACGCGACAATCGGGGGGATATCGAGATGCTCGATACCCGCACCACGACAAACGAGAGTGAGTGGAAGGCTGTCGTTACTGACATCGACTGGATAAAGGAAGCGTTGAAGAGGATTGAGAAGTTGATAACATGAACTTCACGAGTAAGCGCTTCATCTTCACAACCTTCATGACGCTGGTATATATAGCGATGCTCGTATGGAATCCCGAGACGGCTCAGCATCTCACCCCATTCGCATACGGGTTGATTATTTCGTATTGCGGTTGGGAGACATGGAGACCGTCTGGGTGATCGAGTTTTCAGACCGGGAACTCTGGGATAGACTCGCAGCGCTGACGGGGCTGTATCACTCGACACAACTCCCGGGGGCTGCGGAAGTCGTAATCAACGGGTGTAGTTGGTACGCACATCCGGGGCAGCTCAAGTTAATCGACGCATTCTTCAGAGGTGAGCGGATGGTGCAGGCAGTATGTGGAGCGCGATGGGGGAAGACACGGTTGGCAGCACAACTCGCCGCGTGGGGCTTTTTGCAGAATCAGAAGAATATCTGGATAGTTGCGCCGACATATTCGCTCGGGAAGAAGACATTCCAGTATATACTGGAGATTTTGGACAGCATCCCGTGGGTTGCGGGTGAATATGAAGTGAATAGAAGTTCGATGTCGATACGCAGCAAGAATAAGAAGTGGGGCTCGATGATAATGCTGAAGTCCGCAAAGCACGAATACAGCCTCGATGCTGAAGAACTCGACATGGTAATCCCCGACGAGTTCGCGAAATGTACGGACAGAATATGGAACAGGTTACGCCCCCGGCTGATGGACAGACAGGGGCAGGCGTTCGCGATAAGCACACCTATTGGACACAATCACTTCTTCGATATGTACGAATCGGAGCGGTGGCATTCGATACAGTCAAGCAGTTACGAAAACCCATTCTTGCCAGCGGGTGAAATTGATGAACTTAAAAAGGATATGGATACTCTCGCATTCAAGCAGGAAATCGAAGCGAGTTTTGTAGTATTCACCGGACTTGTATATTTCATGTTCTCACCCGACACGCACATAATCGACCCTGCTGATATCGACCTGCGAGGCTGGACGACTACAGTTGTAGTCGACCCGGGACTCAACGACCCGTGTGCAATCACTTGGTTCGCACACAATAAGGTAACAGGCAATGATGTAATAATCCGCAGTTTACGGAAGTCTAATATGCTATTCCCCGAAGTGCTTCAGACGATACGAAAGTACGAACCACCTGAAGGATACGACGGATATGTATACGACCCGTGGGGTGGTGATGCGAGAAGTCAGGAGACCAATCACAGCTTCAGGTCGTGGATGCGAGATAACGGCGGGATAGTCTTCAGAGCAAGGCGAATCGGGAAGCGTGAGCGGATACTGGCTTCGAGAGCGAGGTTTCAAAATGTTGACGGCGAGATAAAACTCAAATTATTAAATGTCCCCGAAAACCGAAGCATTATACGAGCGGTTGAAAATTATCACTACCCAGAAAACTCCGACAGACAGGCGGACCCGGTGCATGATATCAACTCTCACGAATGCGACAATATCGCCAACTATGTCGCGTGGCGACACATGGCGGTACAGACAAGGAGTCGAGCAGTATGAGTTATTTCGAGTCGTTAGTCCCAGACATTACCGAGAAGATAATCGACCAGTTAATCAAGACCCCCGAAGTGGCCGAATGGAAAGAATTACAAAAGGTACAGCTACTTTACGACAACGCACTCGGTCCCGAATACCCACAGTCGATGTCGTCCGAATCCCGAGCCTACCGATTACGAGCATGGACCCCCGTCGCTGTATGTGGGATGATAGTCGACAAGATAGCAAGCACTTTATACAGCCGGACGGTCAACCGCACTACGGGCGACGAAGGACTCGACGCTCTGATGACCGCGGGCCCGTGGCGACAGATGGGGCGGCTGATGTTAAGGACTGCGAAGATTGCCAGCATTGCAGGCAACGCAGTGATACGACTCAGACCCGTCTATCCCGCTGGCGTGGGATACGCAACCCTCGGAGTCGGCGACGCATTCCCGATTCTCGACCCGGACGACCCTCACGGTCCCGTAATCGGCATGGTTTACGACTATCTCGACGAGTCCATTATCTCACAGATGTCACGCGGAGCAGGCGGCGGCGGGACAATCGTTCATGTAAAGGAGATAATAACCCGGCATATCCGCGACAAAGAGGGGGCGATTGTCTATCCCGGTATTCACGCCAGATTCGAGAACGGCGACCGTATTGAGATAGACGACGGAGGTTATAATCCTCTCGGCGACTACCTCGACTGCATATATTGGAGAGGACTCGAACATCCAGTGGATGGCAGAGGCAGAAGCGACATCCTCCCACTGCTCGACACACTTCAAGCGATGAACGAATCGCTCACCGACGCTCACGAGTTGATTCAATGGAATCTCTGGCCAATCATCTGGACAGACGCAATCGACGCCGAAATCCCGTATTCACCCCGAACTATCGTAAATGTCGGAGACAACGCTCGCGGCGATGCCGCGAAACTTCAACGACTCGAATGGTCGGGAAATCAGTCCGGCGCTTGGCGTGAAGTGTTCGACAGGCTTGCGACGCTCATGCACGAAACTGCACGAGTTCCGGCAATCTCCACCGGAGATATGTCTGCGGTTTCGGCGCTGAGTTCCGGCAGAGCCTACGAAATCGCAATGACCCCATTAATGGAAGCAAACAGAGAACGCGAGGCGATGGCTGTCGAACAGGAGAAAGACCTAATGGAAACGACTATCGCAATGCTGGCATATTATGGACACACAGAAGGACTCACCGACCGCAACGAACACGCAGAAGTACAGTCCCCGGACATGGCGAAGATACGGGAGCGGATGCTGAACCGCAGCGTGGAGTTCGCACCCGTCAGGCTCGCGAAAGACAAGATGGCGGAAGCACAAGTGCGCAGCGTACTCAGAGGCGCGGGGATTGAATCAGCAGAAGTGGCAATCAGGACGCTTCATCCAGACTGGAGTGACGATCAGATAATCAAGGAACTCGAGCGGGTCGGTGAAGACGAACCCGAAGCAGTGGACGCAAGTGCCGAGGAACGAATCAAAGCGGCACAAGAAAAACTAAAACAGATAGCGGAATAAATGCCGAGTAAAGCCAGTATTCGTAAAATGGTGCAGGAATATCTCGATACTTACTACGAAATCGGGAAGGCGGACCAGAAGGCGTTATTATCAATCGCGGACATTTACGACACCCGCTTTATAGATGAATTCATCCCGTGGCTGGAATCGCGGCTCACAATAGCGGGTGAAGTCTGGCAACTGACGGACAACTCAACCGATGTCATCGTAGAAGCGGGGCGACAGGTTGTAAAACTCGGAGCAGACTCGCTTATCAGGCTCGTATCAGACTGGAGCATTGAACACTTCCCCGAATATTGGATTAAAGGAATCGACCTCGTGAGGCTGAATCAGAAGATACTCGGGGCTGACAGACTCGACAAACGCAAGATGAAAAAAGGCGAACCCGAGTATATCAGCACGGTTATTCGCTCAGAAATCTCCGCATGGCAGGACCACCTGCAACGCCACCGCCGACAGATAGAGCGCAATGTGCAGCAGGGGATGGCGAGAGGCTGGACGACTCAACGCTTCCTCGAAGTCTGCACCTGTCCCGACGGGCATATCATCGGATTTATGTACGGCAACGCCCGTCTATCGTGGCGCGAACATTTAAGACGATACGGCAAAAGCAGACCGCGAATAATGGCGCAGACGGTACTCGAGAGGCGGCTGGCTAAATGAGTTATGCAGTGATGATACAGATCATCGATGAACATACAAGCGGCGAGAACGTCGAGAATTACGGGAAGATTGAAGACTACGGCGAACTCTACGAGGAGGGCTTCGCTAAGGAGTTCTGCGACGGGCAGACTTCACCAACCCCGCCGAGATGGGCTGACGATAACATGGGATTACTGCACACACACAATCGCGAAACCGCGGAGTTTATAAGCAAACTACTCAGAGACGACGTGGCAAGGCGTGTCAGAAGTGAGGGGCTGAGGCTTGCGGTTCGACCCGAGTGGTTGGCGGCGTCGGGGAAAGTTGCTGTCACAAAAGTTGTCCAAGAGATACTCGATGAGTTCGGAGACGAGATATGAAGCAATATATAGACGCGGCTAAGAAGTGCATCACAGATACAGACTACTCGGTACTTTACACAGCAGTCGGTATAATCAAGTTGGCGCTCGAAAAAGGAAACTCTATTTTTATTTGTGGCAACGGCGGTTCTGCAGCAGACGCCCAACATTACGCAGCGGAACTCGTAGGCAGGTTCAGAATCGAACGCAAGGGAATACCCGCAATCGCACTGACTAACACGGCGAACATTACGGCGATAGCGAACGACTATAGTTACGACGACATCTTCTGCCGGCAACTCGAAGCACTATCAAAGGCAGGCGATGTCTTGGTGGCTATATCGACATCGGGTAAATCAAAGAATATATTAAACGCAATAACGAGGGCGAGTCGAATGAAGATGGCTGTGATTAGCTTCGGGAGAATGCCGGGGAATGTATCGTTTATTCCAGCGTCATCCGAAACCAGTCACATCCAAGAGGCATTCTTAATAGCGTGGCATACGATATGCGACGCAATCGAACAGGCGAGAAAGGAGTTCTAATGGCAGACGAAGAGGTAGTTCAGCCCAGCGGGGAAGAACAGAGCGAGGCACCGGAGCCGAATCCGTGGGAGACAGCAGGATTCGAGGACGCAGACAGCATGGCGAAAGAGTTCGCTAAGTTGAAAGCCGACTTGAAGAAGTTGAAACCCAAAGCGAAATCCGCGAGTAGTCTCGAAAAGGAACTCGAGGCGTTACGAGCCGACAGCGAAGCCCGGAAACAGGCGGAGATGTCAGAACTCGAAATCGCACGGGACAGCCTATCGAAACAGCAGGCGGAAGCCGAGAAGTTGCAATCGACTATCGAAGCGATGAAACAGCAGGCAGTATACGAACGGGCTGTCAGTGCCGAACTCGTGGGGAAGTCGAAAGAGGAAGCAGACATCTTACGACAGATGTACGCTTCTGTAGCGACGGACGGATTCGAGGACGAGGAGAGCCTCAAAGAACTGTTCAAAACAGTCAACGATAAATGGAACGCTTACGTCGAAACAAGCGGGAAGCCGAAAGAATCCCGACCCGACGTGGGCGGAGGCAGCCGGTCGCAGTTCACGCATTCCGGTCAGAATAAGGACGGCAAGGCTCTCGCAGAAGAGTACAAGCGGACTGGTCTGGCAGGGATGTTTAAGAGGCGCGCCGGCATAGAATGAAAGGTCATTAACAATGGCAGGTTACGAATTGAGCGACAGGTTTTCAACCGCTGGAAATGGTACAGTCCTTCTTCCGGAACTCTATCTTCCCGTAGTCGAGAACGAAATTCCGCTCTTCGCAAACTTCTGGGCTGGCTATACAGCACAGAACATTCAGGGCTTCGAGATATTCGGCCCAGGTCAGGGTATGTACTGGCACATGGCACTCGTCGAGGATGTCACCCCTACTTCAACAGCACTTTCGAGTGGCACCGCTATCACAACGACCGACGGCACGAACCTCAGTCAGATTTCGGGAACAATCTCGGAATACGGCGGTGGAGAATACATCGAGCAGTTCCAGAACTGGCTCTCGAATGTAGACACGCAGGCTGTATCAGGCGCGCAGTGGTTCAGGCACGCAATGTTGTCGCGAAACAAGATAATCGGCGATACGTACATGGGTTGCACCCAGTACTTCTTCAAGGACGATAACGGCGACTTCAATTACAACATCGGGTCAGGTGGCTCCAGCACCTACCTCGCACCTGCTGATGTCCGTGCTGCAAGAAGTAAGTTATTGCGACTTGGAATCCCTACCTTCGACGATGGACTTTATCGCTGGGTAGGACCTCCCGGCGCATTCGACGGACTCAAGGCTCAGTCAGAAGTCTACTCCAGCGCCGCCAGCCTCGGGCTTGGCGACCTCTACACTTCAGGCGAAGTCATGAAATTCGGTGGATTCGCATTCGTCGAAGAAGTCGGACCTAATACATCGACATCCTACGCAACCAACAGCACCGCAGGAACAGCACTTGGGGAGTCAGTGATAATCGGTAAGAACGCCGTCGCAGGTGGCGACTCTTTCGATAGTTCTGAACTCGTCCGCTATTATCCCGACACGGGCGACGACTTCGGTCGGCGTGGTAAAGTCGGCTGGCTTGCATACGCAGGCTACAAGATAGTCGCAGACGGTACTGCAAATGCAAGAGCAATCAAGGTTTACTCACAACACTCCTAAAACCTGATTAACTAACAACGGGCGGGGGCTTCGGCTCCCGCTCACAGAAAGGCGAGGATATGCACATCTGCACTGTTGTACACAACGAAGCGGACCGACTCCCGAAGTGGCTTGATCATCACGCACCATTAGCGGACATCATCATCATCGACCAGTCTTCAACCGACGGCACGGAGTTCCCCAACTCTATACAGGTTATTACAACCCCCGCGAGTGGGCTGGCAGACCCCGACTACAACCTACTGCAAGAACTAACAGACGACTGGGTTCTGCTGCTTGGGATTGATGAGTTTATTTCAGAAGAGCATTTACAAGTATTATTAGACGCTGCGAAACAATTCCCTACCATTAAATGTTTCATAATGCGAAGAATCGACTATGTGAACGACATCGACTGCAGCGACCTCAAAGCGAGTCAACTCGACCAGCCGGGTATCATCGGCTGCGACTGGCAGCCCCGATTCACGAAAGGCGCGGTCTGTAAGTATTCGGGCGTTCCTCATCAACATCCGTTAATTCAAACTCGCTGGGGGTATATAGACGGTAACTCGGCGTGGATTGAACATCGACGCGAATGGGATACTCTTCTCGCTGCTAACGAAAGCCGATATCACTTACTCGACGCAAACGGCATATCCGAACAGGCTAAGTTTCTCACAGCGCTCTCGGCAAAACTGGGGGTGGAGTATGACGCGTAAAAAGAAGCATATCAAACGATTCCTACTCGTCAGATACGGCGGACTCGGCGACGCTATGTTTATGACAGCCGTCGCGAAAGAACTTCACAGCAGAGGCTACCTCGTGGACATCGCCTGCCGTGCTGACGGAGTTCCGCTTCTCGAAAACAACCCCGACATTAACAAGATATTCCCAACCCAACGATTCGGGATAATGCCACATATCTCAGGGAAACCCGTGAACCTCGTAAAGTTCGGTGATGTCTGGATACCCGACATCGGGCTGTACGAACAGTATCCCTCGAGTATTCCCGGCAGAAACTTCAATGTCGCCGATTATTTTAGGGTCATCGAGAATTGCACGCTCCATCCCGAAATTGCGACGACTCAGCAGTCGGACTATATCAACACATACGACCAGCATCTGATATGGGCAGGCATCGACCCGAATCGAGTGGCGGACAAGTCGCCGCGGTATTACATCACAGACGACGAAAGACAATGGGCTGCGAAAGTCACGAATAATTGGGGGAAGTATGTACTGATACAGACATACGCGTCATCACCCGCTCGCAGTTACGTTCACGTAACCGACCTGATACAGGCGGCGGAAGAAGCCGGGTACACGGCGGTACATTGGGACGGCTACAAATGGATAGTCGACGGTTACCCGCTGGCGATGCCGAAGGTCATCAATAGTATGCGAGCAACAGCGGCACTCATCGAGACGGCTGACTTACTGATATCAGCAGACACTTGCGTCAGTCACATCGCGGAAGCCCTCGGCACGAAACACCTGACATTCTACACAACCGTGCCAGCGTGGACACGCAGCCAGTATTACAAGCACGAAATCACAATCGACACATCGAAGCCGGTGCTCGAAAATGGCCAGCCGTGTAAGTGCTGCGTAATCGGCAGGGACTGCCAGACGCGCCAAGAAGAAGCGAGAAAAAAGATGACGAAAAAAGAACAGCAACTATTGCGGCTCGTACCGCCGCACATTGCACAGCGGATGGGGCTGGGATGGCTTCCGCCGCTGGACTTGAAAGGCAAGCAACCCGAGGAGTTCTTCAAAGCTGCTTCAAGGCAGGGGCTGAAATCACAGGTTGACGCAGCCGCCACCAAGTGGGAATCGCTGAGACAACTCCCCGCGTATTGTATCGACAGCCTCGACCTGAATAAAGAATTGAGGGGGGTGTTGTCATGAGAGTACACACAAACACTGTTGCCAACAAAGCACGAATCTATGTAATCGGCTTCAACTCACAGTCTCGAATCGACAAGGTTTTCGATACCATCCCGACAGAATACAACAGAATCCTGCTCGATAACGGCGACACGAAACTCACCGCACCCGATGGTGTCGAATATCATCGAATCGTCGAGACTTCTGGATTATTTACAGAGGCTTTACGACATTGTATACTGGACAATATGGATCATAATGCGATACCTATTGTATTAAACGATGACCTGATTCTCGAACCCGGCTGTATCGAAAACCTACTTGTAGAAATCGAAGCAGGTGCTGGGATCGCCGTACCGATGCAGGTCTCTATGAAGAATCCCGGGCTGGTGATATACGGCGGGTCGGGTGCAGCGTATCCCGCAGGTATGCACATCCGGGGCAACAGAGATGACAGACGCGTCAAGCATCGAAAGGTTGAGAGGTGGAGTACATTCTGTGCGGTTGCAATCAACCCCGAACTCGTAAAAGAAATCGGGCTACCTGATAAGAACCTCGCGATGTGGTTCAGCGACTCCGACTATTGTATTCGTGCCAGACTCGCGGGATATACTTGCGTCTATCAGCCGAAAGCAGTTGTACAACACGAAGACCATGCGGCTACCGAGGAGCGAGATGTCGAGTGGAGGCGAGTAAGGTTCACGCAAGACAGGACTATATTTGCGAGAAAATGGGGCGGGTATGAATTACAATGTTTGAGTCGCTGACTAAATATAAACGTATTTACGTAACGGGTCCGCAGAGGTCGGGAACGCGGATATGCACAAAGATGATTGCACTTGATACCGAATATCGCTATATTGATGAGAAAGAAATCAACATAGACGACATCTCGAAAATCCCAGATATAAACGGAATTGTGGTACATTGCCCCGCTCTTCTTCATAAATGCGTGCAGCTTGCGGATGAAGACAGCCTGATCGTCGTTATGATTCGTGATGTCGATGACATCATCGCAAGCCAGAAGCGTATCGGATGGGGCTGTGAAGAATTAGAATTAGAGAATTATCACGAGAAAGGGAGGGTGTCCGAGGTTAAATATAGGTACTGGAATATCGAGAAACTGCTAATCCCGAATTACTTAGAAGTAGAATACGAATCTCTTAAAGGACATGAAATGTGGGTAGACAAACCAGATCGCAAAAACTTCGCATTCAACCAGACATCTTGACGAACCCGATGACAATGCTATATTCAATCAGGCGAGAGAATCGAGAAACTTATGCCTGACTACTGCGGGACTGCTGACTGCATAAACCTCTTCGAAGACTTCTCCGCAGTGGCATCCGGAACCGTTGCGACAAATCTTATTACAGAAGCAAGCGGCTGGCTTACAGCCGAAATCAACAACTTCCACGATGGCGTCATCCCGACATCTGGGACCACTTACTCATATTACATCACCCGAGCCGCGGCTCTCGAAACCATATATCTCGCAATCGACAGACGAAAAGCCGACCAATACGAAGATGTTGAGCCGTGGTGGCAGAAGTACCACGATCGGTCTATGGAGATAATCGACAGACTTCGGGACGGCGAGATTACTCTCGCAGCGGACACCAGTCCGTGGGAACGCGGGATCGGACCTGCCGAGCCAATCGCGAACGGGACTGTCTCAGCACCTACCGAAGGGATGTGCGAATCCAACTGGGCTATAGCAGACCAGTGGTACACAGGCGACACAATGCCGAGAACATTCGTAATCGAGATAGACGGGACGGGCTCGCGAATAGAACAGCAGACTTATAAGTGGCGTTACGAATATGGCTCACAATGGGAGGATGAAGAAGTCGGGTTGGATTGGGGCTGGAATCAACTCGCATACGGCGTATATATCCGATTCGTGGACATCGACGAATTTGAGCCTGAACAACGCTGGGAGATTGACTGTCAACCTCGCAATCGCAGGGCTAACAAGGCGAACTCGATGCGTACTTATTATATGAGCAGGGGATGATGAGCGTACAATACATATCAGCCCGCGACATCGACAAGGACATCCGCCGACAGATGACGGCGATGTCAGATATTCACCGAAAGAAGTTTATGCGTCATGTAATCGGAAACGCTATGTATCTAATAGTGCAGGTGCGATTTCTAACGGGTAAAGGTCCCGACAGGGAACTCTGGAAGTCTTCCGCAGCGGAGACAAAATTTGGTGGCAAATTCGCAGCGAGTTATAAAAAACGACCGTCGGGAAGAGCCGTCACATCTTCGAGTTTACGACTATCAGATACAGGCGAACTCCGTGACGCATTCCGCGTTTTGCAGTATAGTGCAAATCACGTTGAAGTCGGCCCGACGACAAGGGCGAAAGGTGGAGTCGCGAAGAAGATTGCGGAGCGCGCCGAAACTGATTGGAAAAACCACATCGTCGGCTGGGACAGGGGCGCAATAAAAATTATGGATATGGAAATCGAGAAGGGTCTCGACCTCGTGGCGCGGGGTATTAGCATAGATAAAACTCCGAAGCCGACACAGGCACAGATTCGGAGTAAAATGCAATGAGTTGGACGTATACGGTTCTTGAGAAGATTCAGACAGAATTAGACAGTCTCGACCCCGCACCGGATGTCATCGCAATCGTACCGAAGGGACAGGAATCGATGTCGCCGACGGCGGCTTCCACATACTGGATTACGCTATCTCCCGATGGGGATGTCACCAGCCCCGAGCCGGGTGCTTCGTATCTTGTCGAGCACACCGTAAATATCGGGGTATGGATAAAATCAAACGCAAAGGCAGCAGATATAGTAGACGAACTTTCAAACAAGATAGCAGATGTACGCGACTTACTGAGGTATAACACCCTCGCAGGCTGGGCGCGGACAGAGATATACGGCGATTCATTAACAGGCGGCGATTATACAGATGGCGAAGATTCCGATTCTGTGTACGGCTACCTATTCACGGCGGTTGTTACCCGTCAGTACACTTAAAGGAGTGTTAATATGAGCGTAACTCACAGCGGTCACGAGACTTGGCTGAGATTCGCCAGACAGGCGGGTCTCGGCACGGTCGGTTCAACTTGGAATCTCTGGGATACGGGGGAAGCCGATTCATTAGTATTCGGCGAAACGCCTGACGAAAGAGCGACGTTATACGGCGCTCGCGGAAAACGCAGGTACACAACTCGCAGGGGGCTGTATCTCCCCGGCGGCGGGCTTCCCGCATACCCAGTTAATCAGGGGACGACATCACCCGAATTCGACGCAATCCTCGTCAACTTCTGGCAAGGCTCGGCAGTATCAGCAGCCGGTTCTTCGTACAATCACACTTTCACCGCCACCGCTCAACAAGACCCAGCGAATTGGGAATACTTGACTTTCCAAAAAGATACAGCAATCACCGGCTCAGGCGAACAGTATCTCGACTGCCTGACTGATTCAATTTCGATTGATTGGGAAGCGGCTGGGAAGATGACTATAACGCCAACCATTAAGGCACTCACGGCTTCGCAGACGACAGTCACGGGGACTGGCGACCCGATAACAGCGGGCTTCGTGGTGTCCCCAAATCTGGTATTCGCTTGGAATGGGAATACAATAACACCGCAGTCGTTTAATCTGACGCTGAACAACACAATCCCCGATGTGCAGGGCCCTTCCTCGCGCGGTCGACAGAAGATGTTTGTCGGTGACTTCACGGGTGAGTTTAGTCTCGGATTATGGCGTGACGATTCTACAGCCGATTACTTCAGGGCTCCATACGGCAGCGCAGACCCGACTGGGACTCTCGTTGTAACTTGGGATATAGACAGCACTTATGGGCTATTGGCAAACGGAGATGCGCCTTCGGGAACGATTACAGCGTATTGCGCACCGAACTGGCTGGACATGGCTTCACAGGCTGGCGACCTCATCGAGTCTGTAAGCGGACAGATACTTCACGATACTTCAATGAGTATAACTTCGGATTCTGCTACGATATAATCGAGTAGTTGAAACCCTCGCCGTCAACTATTCGCGGGGTGCTGGCAGGGGCCAGCGCCTCGTCAATCGGCGGGGAAAGGCGAGTGAGATGCTAAAGACGATCAACCCTAATAACGAATGGGAATTCGTTATAGATGACGAAACGAGGTTCACGTTGAAGCCGTTTGCGGGCGCATTAACGAGCGGAGATATGGACCACGAGTATTTCAAGAAGTGCATAGTTGAAGCAACGGGATTTGTATACGCAGGCAAAGAGATTCGGCACTGGAAGAAGACGACAGGGCAGGCTACGTACATGAACAATAAACAGGCGTACATCGGTATGATTCCGTGGTCTGATATACTACCCCCGAAAGTGGCTTCTGATTTACTGCTTGATATCATCAAGCACTCGACGCTTGAGGATGGTGAGCGAAAAAACTCGCAGTGACCGCTTGGTTGGCGGTCACCGCAGACAGATGGGACTGCTCGAAATGTCCGAGAGGGTACAACTACAAATGCCCGAAGAAACACGACATCGACACAGACGAAATCTGGGAAACACTCGAAGCGGAAGAACGCCAGACGATTCCGTTAATATTCCTACTCGATCAGATGTCGATATGTCCGCGATGTCTAATGGACCCGTGGAGTTCGTATATCTGGCAGGCGTTTCAATGGCAGGACTCAGGCGGCGACCTCGGCGTATCATTCGCAGATGCGCCAGTCTGGCTTCGGGAAGCATTCGGGATTCTGGCAGTCGAACGAAATCAGGCGATGAAACTACAACGCGAAAGCGAGCGTAAATAATGGCAGGCGCAATCGAGAAGATAGTCAACTACAGATTCCAGATGCACGGCGCAAGACAGATGGGGGTATCGCTTCGCGGACTCGCAACCGCAGGCGCGGCAGTTGGCGCTGCGCTTGTCGCGGCAGGTGCCGCGTTTTACACTCTCGTCAATCGAGTGACATCCGCCGCTGCTGAAATCGAGGATATGTCCCGTGCCACAGGCGTGGCGGCATCCGAACTCGCAGCGCTTGGTTACGTACTCGAGCAGGATGGCGCAGATATCGGGGCACTCGAAAC